CGCAGCTCAACGCCGAGCTCAACGCCTCATAGGTGATGAGCTCTCCAGCTTGGGCCGACGAGATCACACCGACGATGATCTCCGAATCTGATCGCCCGTCCTGCCTGGTCGTTTTGAATTTACTCACAGCTGACAACCTCCCCGATGAAGCGGCCATAACCGTTCACACGATTGTCACCGATTCCCTCGACTTGGCCCGCAAGCTCGACCAGGCGCTGGAGCTCGGCGAAATTCATGCCGGCATCCTCGATGAACAAGCCGGTCAGCTTCATGCTCCAGACGGGAAACTTCGGACGCACGCGCATCACGCGTTTCCCCTGAACCCCGACCGACAAACGCGAAGTAAACCTCGGATCGGCGAACAGTTCATCGATCGATGACGGGCCGTCATGGATGAGCGGCACATTGAGCTCGCTGAAAATCAGCGCTCTCTCCGCGGTCTTGCCCTGCTTGCTGATGCGGGCGGTGTTGATCAGGCAAGGCTGGGCAGGGCTAGGCAGGCTCGGCGAGGCGTGGCAGGGCGAGGCATGGCGAGGCTCGGCCGGGCCAGGCTTGGCAGGCTAGGCGCGGCCCGGCCGGGCAAGGCTCGGCGTGGCAGGGCGGGGCTCGGCCGGGCAAGGCTGGGCAGGCTCGGCCAGGCAGGGCACGGCGCGGCCGGGCGCGGCTTGGCTGGGCGCGGCGGGGCGCGGCTAGGCATGGCGCGGTGGGGCAGGGCTAGGTTTTATTCGCACGCTCCTCCAGCCGGCCGGCGCGTTGCCGGAACCGTGGAGTGCCATGGGTCGGGATCATCCGGCTGGAGGAGTATCTCATGTCGATCTCCGACGAGCGACTCACGCAGATCGAGCGCGAGCATGACTCGGAGATCGTGCGAGTCCTGGTGTCCGAGCTGCGTCGCGTGAGGCGGATCATCAGGGAGAGGACAGGCGTGCAGGCCAGCACATGGCCGATGAAGGGCGCGATCATCTATCCGCGGTGGGCGCTCGACCTGCTCGGCGTGCCGCGACCTGAGAGGAGGCAACGATGAGTTTCAAGAAAGTCAAGCTGATGAACGAGAGGCGCGACGAGATACGACGCCTTGATGCGTGTGTGGCTGAGCTGCGCCAGCGCATCCGTGATCTCGAGGATGCGATCATCGTGAATGCCGGCAGCGAGGAATGGGCTGTCACCGTGCTCGAGTCAGGAGGTCGTCGTGCGCAAAACATATAGCTGGAAGATCGAAAAAATGGAGGTGACCGACGGACAGGGTCGCGTCTATGTCCTGCCCGACTCGCTGCGTGTCATGGACTGTGCCGCGTGTGGCGTGCTGATGACTCGCCGGTTTGACCTGGTCGGTCCAAAAACCACGCAGCCGAAAATGTTGGGCGGGCATCTGTTCGATATTCATGGGCACGCGCGCCCGCATTGTCATGATTGTTACCTGCGCCAGCGCGGCATCAATTATCGCTCCCTGGGGATCACCGATGGATGACGAGATCCGGTTCGATCAGGCATGGACGCCGTTGGAGAAACTGCTGGATGATGTCGTGTCGGGGCTCGCCGCGGAGTGCAACGACCAGGCGAGGCGCATCCGCGAGCTCGAGCAGGGGATCCGGCGTCACCGATACCTGGTGCGCGTGCTGGCGATCCAGCACATGGACGACTCGGGACGGATCGACGACATCGGGCTGCGCATGCTGGACGAGGCGTGTCGCGACCTATGGCTGCTGACCAGCGAGGAGTCGAGTGATGGCGCGAGACGAGAGTAGGATGGCGCGGCGCGCGATCACGATCATCCTCGAGATCGCGAGGAGATACGGTCTGGATGTCGGGCGGCACCCGCAGCTGAGCGAGCTGATGGCGATCATCGTCGAGCTGCGGGAGAGATGCCTGGAGAAACCTGAGGACTGAATCCTCAGGTGTCGTGGTAGGATCGTCTGCCCGGTCGTGTCGACCGGCGAGGAGGTGTGATGCTGAGATCGTTTCTGTTGCTGTTGGTGCTGGCCATCCCGTGCCATGCGGGGCCGTTCAGGCTGTTCCGAAAACCAGCCAGGACGAGCGGGCCCGCACATTCGGGATCGAGCCTGTCGGCGTATGAGTCGGCGTCGATCTCGGCGCAGGTCGGTGTCGCCGCCCACCGCGGCGGCGTCTACGCGTATGAGGGCGTCGGGTTCTCCAATATCGGTCCCGATCATGCCCTGCGAAACTGCTGCTACTACGGGCAGCGGACGATCGTCGAGAGTGCCGTAGTGCAGGGGAGCCGCGGTTGGTTCGCCTGTGTTCGATACCGTTGATTGCGAGGTGAGCATGTTGTCGATTCTGTTAGTGCTGTTCTCCGGTGATGCCAAGGTCGTGATCGTCCCGCCGGCCGGCAAGGTGGAGGTCAAGAAAACGCAGGATGCCCTGCCTGGCAAGGTCGAGACCAAGACACCTGTCAAGGGTGAGATTGTGCGCGAGGGGCGCATCCGCTGGTCGAGGCGGGCGAAACTCGTCATCACCGAGTGATGCCCGCGATAGTCGACCGTGCGTCGGCGTGATCCCGGGATTTTTCCCGGGATTATTTTTTTTATTTTTTTTCAATCTGCCCTTGCATTATGTCCGATATGGGACATAATGAACTCATCACCGCAGTGGTGATGAGACGAAAAACAGGAGTGAGAGAGATGAGCAGCCGCAACGAAATCGCCCGCGAGATCATCAGGAACGGTGGGAAATTCGTCAGGAAACTCGAGAACAATCCCGCCATCGGTCGCAGTCAGTTTCGGACCCGTCTGTACGATGTCGCCGGCAAGGTCGTCAAGGGGATCGGACAGGCGACCCTCGAGTCGATCCAGAGCGACCTGAGGATCATGACGACCTGGAGAACCAGCGACTGGCCGACCGTGTACTGTGCGATCAACATGCCGATCACGACTGAGGAGCTGGCCATCATGACGCAGCGCGAACGCGAATCATGGTTCCATCAGGACTGACCGCCCCCTCCACCGCACGCGCCCGTGGCGTGCGGGACAGGGGCCGGTTGGGTGATCGGTTCGTGTAATGACAGGAGTGAGAGAAATGAAAAATTACTATGATGTGGTAACAGGCACGCTGCATGGGATCATCACGATGAGGTGCAAAGCATTCACGTATGAGGGCATTCGATACAATCGCATCAGCATCGATGGCCATGATGTCCGTGTATGGGATGAGGTCGCTGGACACTATACATCATGTCACATTCTGTCAGTCCGCCAGATCGCGCGCGCCAGGCAACTATTGAGCGCCTCGATCCGATGATCCATCACCTCACCGTCGCCGAGGCCGCAAAACGCCTCGGCGTATCTGCTCGAACGATCAGGCGCGCTTGCGCTGACGGCACGATACCCTGCACGCGCCTCGGGCCTCGCACCTGGTCGATTCCTGTATCCTCGCTGCCGGCCATCATTCGGCGGCGCGCGCCTCGCGGATGCGGGCGAGGTAGGCGTCGGCGTCCTGACGCACCCGCGGATTGATCCTCAGCCATGACATCAGGTGTCCGTGCACGATGTGGCACGGATCCGCGCACAGCGTGATCAGGTTCGACGGCTCGAGCTCGAGGTCGGGCCTGTCGCTGTACGCGATGATGTGATGCACCTCGAGCTCGCGCGTGCGATCACACGCCGCGCAGCTCGGGTGCCGCGCCAGGTGCTCTCTCCTGACCCGCGGCCACTGGCTCGATCTCGGTCGTGATCCGGCGACGAGATCGGTGTCGGCCGACAGCCAGGAGCGCAGCCAGTCGAGGATCATGACGATCTCCTGAGCACTGTCAGGCCGTGACAGTGATCGTAGTGCGACTCGATCGACCAGCGAGGATCGAGTCCGATGTGCTGGTTGACGGCCGTCATCAGGCCGTGCCGACCCGACGGTGATCCGAGTCGCAGCAGTGGCGACGCGTGCGAGTAGATCTGCTCGTCATGCCGACCATAGGTGACCGTGTCGTGGCACACGATAGCGCCGCCCGGCCTGACCCGTGGCGCGTGTCGCTCGAGCTCGGCGGCGAGCTGGTCGTGCGTGTGCAGCGTGTCGATGAGGAGAAGGTCGATCCCGTCCGGCAAGTCGGTCAGCAGCGAGTCGGCCTGACGATACATCCAGTGGATCCCGACCTCGCGCACCGCGTCATGGATCGACAGCATCCTGCTAGGACTCGGCATGATGTCGATTGAGACCATCGCCCGGGGCCGACCCGCCAGCAGTCCGATGGTCGATGTGCCATGTCTGACGCCGAGCTCGATCACCAGGTCGCGACCTCGGGCCAGCTCGCGCAGGGTCTCGAGGTGTCCCTGCATGTCACTGACCGTGTGCTGCTCCAGCCAGAACATCCGGTCGATCAGCGCCATCTCACTCACGCTCATAGTCTGCCTCGTGCCCTCTCGACCATGCCGGCGTAATCCCTGCGCCATTGCGGGCGCAGCGTGATGTCGCCCGCGGTGAGCCGTCCCGATCTCAGGTCGTCGTGCGCGATGCGCTCGGCATGCGCGCTCGTCTCCGAATCCCTGATCCAGTTGCTGGCATGGCAGCGACCGCTGGTGCCGAACCTGTAGACATAGTACGCCTCATGATGCGATATGAGAGAGTGAACCGATCCGTATACTTTGTTGAGTTCTGCGAACAGCTTGGTGTCGATGCCGGGCCAGTCGCTCTCCTCGTATCCACCGACCGACCAGAACACGCTGCGCTCGATCGCGAGGTTGGCGTGGAACAGGTTCTGCGCCGGGATCACCTCGCCGAGTTGCTCCTCGTACCATGCGATCGGCGTGTGCCATATGCCGTTCCGCATGCGGTCGATCGAGTAGCTGATCCGGTGCGGCAGGTAGATGTCATCATCTTCCCAAACGAATAGCACATCGCCCTGCGCCATCGCCGCGACGGCGTTGAACTTCGCGCCGAGCGGCGTCACGCGCGACTTGGCATTGACCACCCTGACCTCGGGATGATCGTAGATCAGCCGCTGATCGACGAGATCATTAACGATGATGAGTTCTTTCTGCCCCTGATAGTCCTGTCTCAGGAACGACTCGATCACCTCCTCGACGCACTCGGGCCTGCCGTAGGTCGGGCACAGACAGGAGACAAACGGAAGCATCATGATGCCTCGAGGGCGTGTGTCCTGATGCGATCGGCGCAGTATTCGGCGAGGATTCGCCACGCCTCGGGAGTCGGATCCCGTTGCTCGATCAGGTCGTCGAGCACCTCCTCGGCCCACACGCGGAGAGGTTTCGGATCCGGTATCGTGTCACCGAGCGGCACCTTGCTGGCCCGCACGCTGTGCATGTTGGCCAGCGCCTGCGCCTGCACCGCCAGGCACGCCGACAGCGTCAGCGATGTCCATGATTCCTGGCCGCGGGCGAGGGCCCGCACTCTCTGGTACTGCTCGATCAGATCAGCCATGGCAGAGACCTCCTGACGAATCCATCCACATTGGCGAATATCCAGGCATCGCCGCGGGCGAGCATGCTGTCGATCACCTCGGCGAACGCCCAGAATCCCTCGGGCCCAGGATTGCCAGCGCCGACCGGGCCCGTGTGCGCGTCGGGGCCCCATGAGTTGTCGATGCGCCCGATCTCGTCCTGTCCGTGCTGATCGTATCCGCACAGCGTCATGCAGTGCGCCCACGATCCTGTCGCGTTGGCGATGCCGTTGCTGTCGCGTCTCATCGAGAATCCCTGACCGCTGCAGATCGCGATGGCGTAGCCTGACGCCAGGGCCCGCTTCGCATCTGTCCAGTTTCTCACGCGCGTGACCTGTCGCACCGGATGCGATCTTGTCAGTTTCTCGATGTCGTCCGGCACGCCATTGTCGCCCCATTGGCGGGCGCGGCCCTCGCTGTAGGAGCTGAGATCGTGCTCGCCGTAGACCTCGCGAGCCAGCACGCCCCAGTCCCGCACGAATGTGGCGGCGTGAGCGCCGATCGCGCCATCGCCCCGGATGCGTCGACCGCCGACCTCGACCCGGGCCCCGGCGTAGATCACCTCGGCCGCCAGGGCCTCGAACATCTCGGGCTCGCCCGCGGCGATCTCGGACAGCATCGTGTACTCGATCGCCCGAGCCGTCCCGAATCCGACACACGATCCGACCCGTCCCTGATTGCGCGGTGGCAAGAGGTTGCCGAGTACCTTGCGCGCGGCGTCCCACAGGTGCACCCTGGTCGGCAGCGTCTCGACCGAGCCGATCGCCGTGTACGAGACATCAGGCTCGGTCAGCGTCGACACGATCTCGTCGACGGCGGCCGGATCATCGATCCATCCCGGCGTGTACCAGTCGCTCATGATCTCAGTCCCTCCAGCGCCCGCAGCACCTTGATGGCGACGCCTCGCGCCCGCGCCCGCAGCTCGGGCGTCAGCGGGGCGTCGGCGTCACCGAGGGCGCGCGTCCACTCCTCGGTGATGCGCTGCCTGATCGGCAGGATCCCGTCATCGGCGAGGCCGGATTTTTTGCGCGCCTCGACGCAGGCACGCATCAGGGCGTCTGTCGTCCTGATCGTCTCATCGGCCGTGATCTTCTCGATCGACCGATAGGTCGCGATGAGCTGATCGAGCTTGGCCTGCTTGTCACGCTCGACATGGCCACCCCAGATGCCTGAGAGGGCCGAGAGCAGCGCGGCATGATCCGGCACCTGATCCGGTGGTGTCGGTCTGTCACCGATCACGACCGACACGACCGCGGGCTCTGTGGGGTTGCCATCGACAGCCGTGTACCCGAGGACACGATATCGACCTGGCGTGAGCGAGAGCACGACCGTGCTTTTTTTGTCGGCGAGGAGGTGCGCCGGGAATACCTGGAGGCCGGCATCGAGCGGCACATACCGCACGATTGTGCCCTTCGTGTCGGCCGAGATCGTGATGAATGTCCCGGGCTCCCCCCTGATTTCGGCCGGCAGTGTGAGCTGCGCGAAACATGCCAGCACCAGTGCGATCATGTCCTCACCTCCATTGAGCGCGATCCATTGACCGAGTTTTTCTCGTGCATTGCCGAGACACGGCATGGCAGCGTCTCGACCTGATCGGACAATTTCTCGAGATTGCGATCCAATTTTTTCAGAAACTCGCGATGATCATCCCGCACCGGGATGAGGATGTTGACGGCGAGCCACCATGCCGCGCCAGCCATCGACGCGCCCATGGCATAGAGGAGATACGGTGCCCCGAAATTCTGGTTGTCCATGGTAGCCTCCTGCTAGTCCAGCTCCTTGAATTTCTCAATCTCCGAGCAGTCCCGCTCGAATATGTCAGGATAGATCGCCGTCACATCACGCTCGACGATAGTCATCTGGTCGACCGGCAGGCGCCTGCCGAAATAGGCCCTGAACTGTGCTATATTCCATCCCATTTCGTAAGCTGCGATCAGGTAATTCCTCGCCTTGTCATTGAGAGTTAGCGCATAGGGCACGGGCTTAAATCGGCAGAAACGGTGCGACCATGCGAGCGTCGGATGATACATGACACGACCGCCAGCTCGCCGCACTTTCTGGTGGATGTAGATCTCCTCGCCGGCGAATCCGCGAAAATGCTCGGAGAATCCCGGCCAGCATGAACGGCGCATCAGCGCGTAGGCACTGCCGTGCGCATGGACCTCTCGCACCTGGTCGGGCCTGTCAGCCGCCACATGCCAGACGCCGAAAAACTCACCGCGCATGTGCGGCAGGAGCTCGGTCGCGATGACGCCGCCTCGCTCATTTTTCAACGGCCCGACCCACATGTCCTTGCCGATCTTGTCATCCTCGATCGCATTCATGATGTACCTGATCGACATCATCCCGAGGAGGACATGACAATCGAGCATCAGGACATATCGACCCGTCGCGTTCTCCCAGATCGTGTTTTTGGCATGTGCAGGCCCTTTATTTTTCGATGCGTGGACCAGTCGCGCGCCAGCGTTGGCGCATGCGTTGGTCAGATCCGTGTCCTCATTCGGGTGATCGTTGACGACCAGCAGCTCGATCCTCGGATCGTGCGGCCCGATGTGATGCAGGCGCAGCGATGACAGTGTCCACCAGACACCCTGCGCGTCGTCATAGGTCGCCATCCCGATCGTCAGCAATGGCTCAGCCATGCGGGGCCTCGTAGTGTGGACATGTCGTGCACTGCGGCAGGCCGTCTGTCGCCCGCGGCGCATGTACGCGACATTCGCCCAGTATAGCGCAGGAATGGCGAAGTGACGATTTTCCGCATCCGCATGAGCTGCGTGTCTCGAGCTCCTCGCCGAGGTGCCGGCAGTGAGTCCTGATGCGTTGCTTGATGACGGCCAGCATGGCCCGGGCCTCGGGCGTGATCGGCGATCGTGTCGTCGTCGTCGGCGTGATGTCCATCATGGCCTGCGGTGCCATCATCTGGCCGACAAACGAGCAGTCGACAGCGAATGTGACGCCATCAGCCGGCGGCGTGTAGGTCGGTGCCTCACCGCATAGGCAGTTTTCGCCGCCGGGATTGCAGTCATGCAGCAGGCTCCAGGACTGATTGGCCTCGGACCAGATGTAGAGACAGGCCCCGCAGTCCTGCGTGGTCGTCGTTGTCGTTGTTGTCGGACAGCAATCTCCTGGTGTCGGGCAGCAGTCGGCGCAGTTGAGGTAGGCGCACTCGGTCGCGATCTCCTCGCCATCCTCGGTGCCCGCGGTCGGCGGGTACGAACAGCCACCAAAGCACTCTGGATTTTCTGGATTGCATCCGCGAGTGATCACCAGCCAGGTGTTGCTGGTCGCGTTCCATCGCCAGACGCATTCACACGCCGGGGTTGTCGTCGTTGATGTCGTTGTTGATGTGGTCGTGGTCGGGACACAGTAGTCGCCGTATGAGTCGCCATTCGTCGTGCCCGGCTCAATCGGTGCCGGCGGGCACTCACATCCCTCCTCGCACAGATCGAACTCGAGCACCCATTCCTGCGTGTTGGCGTTCCATGTCCATGTGCAGATATTCTCACATGGTGTCGTGGTTGTCGTTGTCGTAGTGCTGGTGGTCGTGCTGGTTGTGGTCGTCGTTGTCGTGGTGCTTGTCGTCGTAGTGCTACTGGTCGTCGTGCTTGTCGTCGTCGTCGTCGTGGTAGTGGTCGGTTCTTCTGTTGTGGTCGTCGTCGTGGTAGTGGTCGGTTCTTCTGTCGTCGTCGTCGTGGTAGTAGTCGGTTCTTCTGTCGTTGTCGTCGTCGTTGTGCTGCTGGCCGCCAGGCACTGCACTGTCAAATAGTCGCCGACCTCGGGATCAGGAGGATCGAGAGGTGCCGAGCACGGATCGCATTCCTCGCTGCATGTGCTGCTGATCAGCTCCCATGTCGAGCCGTTCCAGAACCATTCGCAGAAACCTGTACAGGCCATCAGCAGATGTATCCACCGGGTATGCAGATCGTCGTGTAGACGGGCGTGATCACGCCATCCTCGCATGTGATCCCGGTGACGACAGCGATCGACAGTGGTGCCGGCGTCGTCGATGTGGTCGTGGTCGTGCTGGTCGTCGTGGTCGTGGTGGTAGTCGTCGTTGTGCTGGTGGTCGTGCTGGTCGTCGTGGTGGTCGTTGTCGGCGCTGGTGTCGTGGTCGTGGTGGTCGTCGTCGTCGTGGTCGGATCCGCCGCCGAGATCGCGTATACCGTGTCGCCACCGCTGGTATAGCCGGCGAAACGCCCGAAATACCGATAGGTCGCGACGGGCACGACACCGTTGATCTCGAGCAGTTTCACATTCTCGACATCGGTGTAGGTGCCGGTCGAGGCGTCATAGCTCAGCAGGACGCCAGGATACAGGCCCGATGTCGGGGTCGCCGAGGTGCACCTGACATAGTGCACGACGGGAGATTCGCCGGCATCATCGCGATCCGTCTGTCCAGCGGCGAACAGCGTGCCCTGCTCATAGTCGCGCAACATCTTGGCGAGCCGCGCGATCGAGTCCTCATCGAGCAGGTATCCGGCCATGGCGACTCCTACAGGCTTGGAAATGCCACGGTGTCATAACTGAGATATGTGCGATATTTGACCGTCGCCGATTCGGCGCTCGTCCATGGCCCGGTGCCTGTCGAGTTGAGATAGACGGGAGACGATATCGAGACACCGTTGACTTCGATGTTCTTGAGGGTGTCGCTGCCCGCGGTGATCCGACACTTCTTGCCCATGTTGGCGACGACCGTGCCCCAACCATTAGGGCGATACTCGAATACTATCGTCCACCTCCAGTATGAGACATTGTTCTCGTAGACCAGCTGCGCATTCACGCTGTTGAGTCGGGCCAGCAGCGCTCCGATCACATAGGGGCCGACCGTGTATGTCGAACTATTGACGAATCCGATGGCGGCGATCCATGCGGCGCTCGGTGCGCTGAGCGAATTGAGGCCGACCGTGATCGTCGCTCCTCCTCGCATAGCCTGCAATGGTGGCAGGAGTGGCTCACCGGCCGTGTTCTGCACGACCTCGAGCGTGCTGGTCGCGGCATTGATCGCCTGATACAGGGCGATCTGATAGGCGTTGGTGGCGACCTGATAGTCGCGACCACGGGATCCGGGAGCCTGCACGCGCGATGCGGGCGAGACGCCCTGCTGCTGTGTGTCGACAGCGGGATTGCCCGATGGCGCGCTGCCCGAGGCGACCATGTCGAGGTTGTAGCCGTAGGTCGCCGTGATTCTCCACAGCAGCGGATCGTCCTGATCCTGAGACGGCGCGAGAGTCAGGCAATATGCCAGGGCGTCCTCGGGATGCGCCGAGAATATCGCCGGCAGCGATGGGTGTGATCCAGCGTAATAGGGCCCGTATGTCGCCGAATCGGTGCGCACCAGAAACACACGCTGATAGGTGCGGTTGAACTTGGCGTCGACAGTCGCCTGTCGGCCCGCATGCACCTCGGAGAACATCGTGTAAGCCACTGTTTCCGTCTCCTATTTCGGCAGCACCAGCGTCGCCGGTGCCTTGCCATTGGCGGCGGCGATGGCGACCAATTGATTCAGGGCGGCGACCTGTTCACTCCCCTGGCGTGTCTGCATCTCGAGAGCGGCCAGCACCTCCTCCTCGTTGGTGCGCATGCCTCGCTCGGCCCTGATGCGGGCCTCGACCTCGGCCGCGGATCCGGCGACGAGCGCCGACGGGAGATCCTGCTGCTGCTGCCGGAATTTCTGAATCGCCGACTGGATCTGAGCGCCGACCTGCCTGCCGAGGGCCTCTCGCAGCAGGGCCTGCTGGCCCTCGCTCGCGGCGCTCGCCTGCTTGAGTTTTGTGTCGATCGCCGTGATGAGGTCGGTGAATTTCTCGGCGTCCGTCATGCTCGATCGCAGCGCCTCCTGACGCATGCGCTCGACGCTGGCATTCGCCAGTTTCATGTCCTCGGTCTGCTTGATGAGCTCGGCGACGAATGCCTCGGTGTCATCGACGACCTCCTCCATGGCGTCGCCGAAATCGCCCATGGCCGAGGCACCACCGTCGAATTTGCCGCCACCAAGTTTCTCGCGCAGGATCTCAGTCTCCCTGATGATCTGATCGAGATTGCCACCAGGAGTGATGCCGAGGCCGAATCCCTTGTCAATGTCCCGCATAATTTGATTGCCGATATTTTTTCCAAATTCAAAAGGTATTCCAGCGACAGCCTCACCAGCCAAAAGGCCAACCTGACCAGGTGTTTTGATTTTTGAAAGTCTTTCAAGTATGTCTTTTATTTGTGGAACAAGTTTGTCAAGTATTGATCTAAACTCAACAGCGGCCTTTACCAGGTTGTCGCCTAGCTTTTCACCAAATTCCTTGCCCTTTTCAAACAGATCCTTGAGCTGTTTACCCTTGTCGGCCGGATCAATGACAGGTCCAAATTGATCAGCGATTTTTTGAACACTCTGAGATATTCCCTCAAAAACTCCGCGTAAGGCTGCGAATGCTTTTTCTGGTTCAAATATCTTTAATAGTTTGCCACCAATATCAGCAAGCATCTCATTGAACTGAGCCTTGAGTTTCTCAAACTGTCCAGAGAACGAGTTGCCGACCTGCTCGGCCGCGCCCGCAGCGTCCTCGCTTGCCGTGAAAATCGCCCTGATCGCCGTGCTCGACAGCACCGATCCGTCACGCAGCATGGCCATCGCCTCATCGAGTGAGACGGCCTGACCTGTCGCCCTGCTGATCTCCTTCTGCAACGCGCCGAACACATTGAGACCCGATGCCTGGAGCTGGCGCAGCGGGCCCTCATTGGCGATGGCGCTCTCGCGCAGCGAGCCGATCGCTCCCGTCACCATGTCCGCGGCCTCGGCTGTCCCGCCGAGCAGCGTGATGGCGTTGGCCGTTTTCTCGATTGAGCGTGTCGCGTCCTCGATGCTCATGCCCGAGGCCGACAGGTTGAGCATCCCCTTGTTCAGCGTTTCGAGTGGCGCGCCCGTCCCGGTCGAGATCTTGCGCAGGCGCTCGATTGAGTCGGCACCGCCGCCGACACGCGTCTCGAGCCCTCGGGCGATCGTCTGCATGTTCTCCAGCTGGCTGCCGAGTTGCATGACGCTGAATGCGGCATGGGCTGGAACCATCACGAATGTCTGCATGATGCCGCGAATCATCTCGAGGCCGGCCTTGGCATCGGCGAGACCCTTGATGCCAAGGCGCTCAAATAAAGATTTATTTACTATCGTTTCTGTTGATTTGGCAGCGTCCTTTGCTTTATTTGCTAATTGCTGCATCGATTTCGATGCTTGATCAATTTGCCGCATCTCAAGAGATTTGCCGGCCCGGTCTCCCGCATTCGCGAGTCTGATCATTGCGCTTGACAATTGCGCCGTGCCGGCGAGCGCCTGCCCGCCATCGAATCCGATCTTGACGGCCATGTTGGCGATGTTCGCCATCAGCTCGGCCTCCTCATGATCTTGGCTCCTGTCTCCCTGATCAGATCATCGATCGACGCCGGCCTGGCCTTGCGCCAGTCCTCGTTGCGATCAATCGGCAGGAAGTCCTCGACCTTGGCCTTGCCACCCGCCGCGGCGAGTGGCGACCATGCCGTGAGGGCGTGTTGGAGGTCGCTGCGATATGGGCCCCACGGATCGATCCTCAGGAGCTCGAGCCATTCAGAAAACTCGCGGGCGCTCATGCGCATTTCGAGCTCCCCCACGGTCATGCCGAGCAGAGCAGCCAGTCGAAACTTGACCCGGCGCACCGGGTCCGAAATCACTTTTTTTCCGGCTCTCCGCTCATGCCGGCGAGATCGACAGCGACCGACCATATCCTGGTGATGATGCCGGCCGGCATGCGTGTAATCTGCTCGATGTCCGAGTCGCCGAACAGTCGAGCGCCAGACTCAGCGCAGAGTACCGTGACGAGCAGTCGAGCCCGCAAGTCGTTAAACCTGTCGGGGCCCGAATGATCGATCTGCCACGCGTCCCAGCGATCACGCTCGCCGGCGGTCATCTCACGCACACAAACCTCGCCGCCCCATTCGGGCACCTGCACGCGCTCGACGCGCAGGGCCGGTGAGGATCCGAGTATCTGTTCGCGTGTCAGGGCCATCGTCACACATCCTTGTCGCTGAGTTGCAGCGAGACCGTGAACCTGAGAGCCTCATCCGAGGCCGATACCTCGGGCGTGCTGCTCTCGCT